ATTCGCAGCTTGAAACCGTTATCGACAACGACTACGGCTGGCGGCACCGGGCAAATGTAGCGCGGGTTAAGTGGCAGAACACACGGAAACGTATCACTGCCCGCCTGGCCGTATTGCGTCAATTGGAGCGAGAGAGAAATATTGAGCGTCAAAAATCGCGGGATGAATTGCTCATCAGGGCCCTGAGGAATGAGGTATCAGCTGAAATTTTCCGCCGCTGCTGTGAGTCCGTAGAAAGGGAAATGGAGGTGTGCAGTGAGTGAGTCGAATTTGTTCGAGCTTGTTCAATTGATTAAATCCGCTGCCGGCGATCCCTCTGCAATGACCGATGCTATCTGGGAAGCTGGTTATCGCCAGCCTGAGAGAACAGAGGAGGAGGCCGCCAAAATAACGATCGACACCTTCTTCTACTGCATGGCCTTCGACATGCCCACGGAATTCTGGCCACGCGATTACGAGAGCGTTCTCAAGAATGAACTGATGAAAGCTGTTGGTGGTGAGGATGGAGAGCTGGCCTACGCCACCGCCAGCGAAATTGCCAAAAGCGTTATCAATGCTGGATTCAGCAAGGAGGCCGCCAATGGATGAAATGGTCAATTTGAATAATGTGTGGTTCCACTGCCGTGATCTGATTGTGATGTGAGGTGGGTATGAGCGATGTTGTTCTTTTGGTACCGAATGACTGGGTTTGTGAAAGTGTCCTGATCGCGGTTACCGGGCTCAAGCCCGGAACCATCCTCCGGGCCAGAAAGGAGTGCTGGATGGTCGGGCGGGAATACGTGCACGTTTCACCAGACGGAAACCCTAAGCCTTCCAGCGAGTGCATGTATAACCGGAAAGCGGTCGATGCATGGGTGGCGTCGATGAAAAACAAACAGCCCGGGTGATTTGATGCCATGAAAAAGGTAAGCTCAGATCGCTCTTGGGCGTCTGGAGGAGTAAATGGATAAAGTCACATATCCAACAGGCGTCGAAAACCACGGTGGCAAATTGCGCATCTGGTTTAATTTTAAAGGTAAGCGTGTCAGGGAAAGCCTCGGTGTCCCTGACACCGCTAAGAACAGGAAGATCGCCGGGGAACTGCGGACGTCGGTATGCTTCGCCATCCGCACCGGAACATTTGACTATGCGGCACACTTTCCGGATTCGCCTAACCTCAAAACTTTTGGGGTGGGCAAAAAAGAAATTACAGTGTCAGAGCTTGCAGAAAAGTGGCTGGATCTGAAGAGGATGGAAATCTGCGCGAACGCACTCAACCGTTATGAGTCAGTCGCAAGGAATATGGTACCAAGGATCGGGGGTAATCGGCTGGTGTCGGCGGTGACTAAAGAGGAATTACTGTATATCAGGAAAGATTTACTGACCGGTCACCAGGTGCCAATGAAGGGGAAGGTCCCGGCAAAGGGACGAAGTGTTGTCACCGTAAATTATTACATGACAACGATTGCCGGAATGTTTCAGTTTGCCGCAGATCACGGTTACTTAGAGGCGAACCCATTCGACGGGATCAAGCCTCTTAAAAAAGCCAGGGCAGAGCCAGATCCGCTAACTCGTGACGAATTTATTCGCCTGATTGATGCATGCCGGCATCAGCAGACGAAAAACCTGTGGTCACTTGCAGTATACACAGGGGTGCGTCATGGGGAGCTGACCTCCCTGGCCTGGGAGGATATCGATCTTGAAGCTGGAACAATAACAATCAGGCGTAATTATACAAAACTGGGTGAATTCACTCTACCGAAAACTGAGGCCAGTACCAACAGAGTGATACACCTCATTCAGCCTGCGATCAGCGTCCTGAGGAATCAGGCGGAAATGACCAGGCTTGGAAAAAGGCATCGGATCGATGTTCAGCTGCGCGAATACGGCAGAACTGAGAGCCACGAGTGTACATTTGTTTTCAACCCTCAACTGGTCAGAAGATGTCAGCAGGTGGGGATCATCTACAAAGTCGACTCGATAGGTGATTTATGGGACGCAGCGATGAAGCGAGCAGGGATAAGGCACAGGAAAGCATATCAGTCGCGTCACACGTATGCGTGCTGGTCACTGTCAGCTGGCGCTAACCCCAGCTTCATTGCCAGTCAGATGGGCCATGCGAGCGCCCAGATGGTCTTCAACGTATACGGTGCGTGGATGGCAGACAGCAGTAGTGAGCAGATCGCAATGCTGAATCAGAGGCTCGCGGATTTTGCCCCACAGATGCCCCAAAGCATACATAGCAGCGCCAGAGCATTATTGAAATCAGTAAGTTAGTTAATAACGCCCGACATTTTAACTGCGTGGAGGGCAATACCACGCTGTACGCTCTGCCCCGCGCGGAGATCGTCGAACGCTGGCGCGAGCAAACCAGCGACGACTTCCGCTTTTGCTTTAAATTCCCGGCGACCATCTCCCACAACGCCGCGCTGCGCAACTGCGATGATTTAACCCACGAGTTTTTCACCCGGATGTCGCCTCTGGCCAACCGTATTGGCCAGTACTGGCTCCAGCTTCCCGCCACGTTTGGCCCGCGCGACCTGCCTGCCCTCTGGCAGTTTCTCGACGCCCTGCCGCATGGCTTCACCTACGGCGTAGAAGTAAGGCATCCGGAATTCTTTGCCAAGGGCGACGCGGAGAAAGCGCTCAATCGCGGCCTGCATGAACGATCGGTCAACCGCGTGATCCTGAAGAGACCTTTCTATTGATACACTAAAAAGATGGGATTTGTAGCGGGGGTATTAAGCGGCTTCAATCAGATGAGACAGGGCAATCATTCGGATTCGTTCTTGCGTGTGACCTGCTAAACGGTACTTCTTAACCAACGAGTAACCAATCTCATCAAGACGGTTAAGAGCCTTATCAGACAGCTTCACAATGATGTTATTTCGGTTGTCTCCACCCTCAGAGTGGAACGGTGCAACGGCTGCTGAAGCGGTTACACGTGCTATCTGTGGTTTAGGCTTAGGCGGCTGTCTGAATCGCCACGGGTTTAACAGACACCTCAGAGTCATTTAAGATGGCTTAAAGAGAGGTGCCCATGAGCGGTAAG